GGTATTACACGAGAGAAAGTGTAGGGTCTGCAATCAAACTAAAAATTTAACAGATGGGTTCTATCTAACCAGAAAGAATAGAGGTGCATTGCCATCATCTTATTCTTATGAGTGTAAGACATGTACCATAAAGAGAGTGAAATCTAAAAGAAAACGAAACAAACCAGAGATATATCCTGATTGGTAGGGTGTTCATGTACCGTTTCCCCACTGAAAACACCCAAACAATAAATAAGTTGTAGTAGAAAACATTAAGTTTCCGAGGAATACTAACATGACGCTTAATCTAGTATCTCCAGGCGTTAAGGTACGAGAAGTTGACCTAACTGTCGGAAGGATTGACGGCATCAACGATCAAGTAGGTGCAATTGCAGGACCATTTGAGAAAGGACCTGTTAATGAGCCAGTTCTAATCGAGACAGAGGCCGACCTTTTAGAGACGTTTGGTTCACCAAAAAGTGCCGATGCCCAGTATGAGTACTGGATGAGTGCATCTGCTTATCTTTCATACGGTGGAATTCTTAGAGTTCTAAGAACATCCAACCCAACATTATCCAATGCTAACGCACCAGTTGGTGTTGCGATAACCAATCTTTCGATTGGATCTTCTGAAGATTATTACAACAACAGATCAGATGATACTGAGTGGTTATATGCCGCAAGGAACCCTGGCTCTTGGGCAAATGATCTTAAGATTTGCACAATCGACTCACAGGCAGACCAAATAGTTGCTATAGGTACTGATGGTCTTGTAGTAGGATACGCTGTTACTGCTGGATTCTCAACTAGTGTTGCACAAACTGACGGAACCGTTGGTGTTCAAACTGGTTATATAAAAGGAATCATCACAGGAATTAATGAAGGATCAGTTGATGTTAAAGTCGTAAGTAAGCACAACGTTACAACAGACGTATGGAGTGCGATTGATTACGAAGAAGGATCAACAACTGCAGCTTTCCAAGGATACGACGCTGGTGTTTACGGCGAGTATGCTAATGCTGTTACAACAGTAAACCACCCTAACCGTCTTAAAGTTTTTAATGCTTCTGGGACTCAACAGAGAGTAGAAAGACAGAGATTCCAAGCTTCAGTTGGAATCGGTTCTACAGTTATTGCTTATGCCTCTGACTTCAGTGCGCTTAAGTCTGGTCCTGGCGATCAAATTAAGTCACTTAACGGAACTTACACAGGAACCATTGTTTCTTATGCAACAACTGGTGGTGTTGGTCAAATCATAATGGACACCGCAGCAACTGTTGCGTTTGCGAACACAGACTTCCTCGTTATGTCTGGTATTGATAGTGGAATTTACCTAAGAGAAGGTAACACTGTTACTGACTGGTACGATTCACAGACTCTTGGACTTACAAACAGTACAGTCTACTGGAAACAGGTTGCTGATCGTCCTACAACTACAGAATATGCTAAGGAAAGGAATTCTAAGAATGACGAGTTCCACGTTCTTATCGTTGATGACACTGGTAAGGTAACTGGTAGTTCTGGAAACATTGTAGAGAAGTGGACTGGATTATCTAAGGCAAGTGATGCCAAAGTTTCTCCTTCTACAGACATCTTCTATAAGAACTACGTTGCAAACTTCTCCAACTATGCATTTGTTGGTGCTGCTCAAACTGGTCTCGGTCTGAAGCATACAGCATTAGGTGGATACACCATTGATGCAACTGGTGTTTGGAATACAAAGGCACAAGGAGTAACATTCAATGGTGCTGGTCCTAAGACATTCTCACTTGCAGATGGAAATGATTACGGTGGAACTGACAAGTATGCTTGCACATTAGGAGACATTGTAACTTCTTACACTGTTCTTGATAATCCTGCAGAGTACTCTGTTAACTACCTTATCCAAGGTCCTTCTAGTGGAGACAACATTTATGAGGCACAGGCTAAGGCAAACAAACTGTTAAGCATTGCTTCTGTACGTAAGGATTGCATCGCATGTATTTCACCTTACAGAGCTGGAGTTGTCGGTCTAACAAATTCTGATCAACAAACAAACAATATCATTGCTTTCTATGATAGTTTGACTTCTACATCTTACGGTGTATTTGACTCTGGTTATAAGTACACCTACGATAGGTTCAATAACACATTCCGTTATGTACCTCTAAATGGTGACGTTGCTGGATTGATGGCAAGAACATCCATTCAGTCTTATCCTTGGTTCTCACCTGCTGGTGCAACTAGAGGAAACATCAACAATGCAATTAAACTTGCATACAACCCATCACAAGCACAGAGAGATGAGTTATATCCTAAGAGGATTAACCCAGTTGTATTCTCTGCTGGTGCTGGTATAGTTCTATTCGGTGACAAAACTGCACAGAAAGAGGCATCTGCCTTCGATAGAATTAATGTTCGTCGCTTGTTCCTTACAATTGAGGGTACAATCGAGAGAGCCGCAAGATCACAACTCTTTGAGTTCAACGATGATCTTACAAGAACAAACTTCTTGAATATTGTTGAACCATATCTTCGTGATGTCAAAGCTAAGAGAGGTATTACCGACTTCGTAGTCATCTGTGATGAGTCTAATAACACACCTGCTGTTATAGATTCAAATACCTTCAAGGCAGACATCTTCGTTAAGCCTGCACGTTCTATTAACTTCATTGGTCTAACCTTTGTTGCTACAAGAACTGGTATTAGCTTCGATGAAGTTGTTGGCTCTGTCTAATTTCTAACCCCTTACTAAATACATACGAAGAGAGGACTTAAAACAATGCCTACCAAGAACTTACCAAATATAGGTGCCAGGACGATTAACTCGTTCAGGTCAAAACTTATCGGTGGTGGTGCAAGGCCTAATCTATTTGAAGTTGTACTTCAATTTCCTGATGGTGTAGGCATAGATGCTAATGCACCAGAGGATTCAAGGTTTATGGTGAAAGCCGCAAACCTTCCTGCATCAAACATCAACGTGATTGATGTTCCTTTCAGAGGAAGGAATCTCAAGATTGCTGGTGACCGCACATTTGATGTGTGGACAATCACTGTCATCAACGACACTACATTCAATCTCAGAAATGCTTTTGAATTGTGGATGAATGGAATCAACAAACATGATAATGCTACTGGAGAAACAACTCCTGCGGATTATCAGACTGACGCTATGGTTTATCAGTTGGGAAGATCAACTGTTAATTCTGCACAAGGTAATGATGGTTCTATTCAAGGTCAGAATGACAAATTACCAGTATTAAAGTCTTACAAATTCCACGGGATATTCCCAACAAACCTTAGTGCGATTGAGTTATCATACGATCAACCTGATACAATAGAAGAGTTCACTGTTGACCTACAGGTTCAGTGGTGGGATGCTTTTAAAGGTGGTCAAGATTCTTCTATGCTTGGTTCAGATCCTAACGCTTAAACATCTTATATAAATAACTGGGAAGGCCCAGTATGAAGTGAATTAATGGCTAAATTATTTGGTTTTAAGATACAGAAGGACGACGAGCAGAAAAAGAACGTCGTCTCACCTGTACCTCAGTCTAATGAGGATTCATCGGACTATTATGTTTCGAGTGGGTTCTATGGGCAGTATGTCGATATTGACGGTGTATTCAAGAATGAGCACGAGTTAATAAAAAGATATCGTGAAATGGCACTTCATCCAGAAGTGGACAGTGCCATAGAAGATATTATAAACGAAGCAATAGTTTCGGATCAGAATGATTCTCCAGTCGAAATCGATTTGGAGAATCTTCCTGCATCTGAGAAGCTTAAACAACTCATTAGAGATGAGTTTAAATCTGTTAAAGAAGTTCTAGACTTTGATAAAAAGTCCCATGAGATTCTTAGAAATTGGTATGTTGATGGGAGAATCTATTACCACAAAGTAATCGATGTCAAGAAACCAGAAGAAGGAATTAAGGAAGTAAGATATATTGATCCACTTAAGATTAAACTGGTAAGAAAACTCAAGACAGATCCCACATTACAGGGAGTAATCAGATCAGTTAATCAAGGTCAGGATCCATCCAATATAGAAAATCCTGAGATAGAAGAGTACTATCAGTACGAGCCTAATACTCCTAATAAAAATAATGTGGGTGCTATAGGTGGCACACCATTTGCTCATAAGAATAAAGCAGTTAAGATTGCACCTGACGCAATAACATTCTGTCATTCTGGTTTAGTAGATAGAAATAAGAATACAATTCTTTCTTATCTAAACAAGGCAATTAAAGCACTCAATCAACTTAGAATGATTGAGGACTCTCTTGTTATCTACAGATTGAGTCGTGCTCCCGAAAGGAGGATCTTCTACATTGACGTAGGTAATTTACCTAAGATCAAAGCGGAACAATACCTCAAAGAGGTTATGAACCGTTATAGGAACAAGTTGGTGTATGATGCATCTACTGGTGAGATCAGAGATGACAGAAAGCATATGAGTATGCTTGAAGATTTCTGGTTACCTCGTAGAGAAGGTGGTCGTGGTACAGAGATTACAACTCTTCCAGGCGGACAAAACCTTGGAGAACTCTCTGACATAGAATATTTCCAGAAGAAACTTTACAGAGCTCTGGGTGTACCAGAATCACGTATTGCTGGATCTGGAGAAGGATTTAATCTTGGAAGATCTTCAGAGATCTTAAGAGACGAGATTAAGTTCACCAAGTTTGTTGGTAGGATGAGAAAGAGGTTCTCATCTGTCTTCCTTGACATGTTGAAGACCAACTTAATCCTTAAGAACATTGTTACGCCAGAAGACTGGGAAGTCCTCTCTGATCACATCCAATTCGATTTTGTATACGATAATCATTTCTCAGAATTAAAAGAGGTAGAACTCATTAACGAGAGACTTGGTGTTGTTGCTGGAGTCGATCCTTATGTTGGTAAGTACTACTCACTTGAATGGGTGAGACGTAATGTTCTTAAACAGAAGGATGAGGAGATCATTGAGATCGACAAACAGATGGCACAAGAAATTGAGGATGGTAAGATTGCTGACCCAATGGAAGTGCAACAACTGGAAATGGGTGTTCATCCAGAACAAATGCCTGGTGGACAAATGAACCCAATGCCTGAAGAAATGCCTGCTGAAGAGCAACAAGCACCTCCTCCACAGATGCCCAAAGGTGGAGAGATATAAATACCTTTAGTCTAATTCTATATTAACCCTTATGGATAATGATTTAATTGATATGATAGCCGCTGAAGATCCTTCAGCTACCGATATTCACGACAAACTTAAAGATCTTCTTTATGCAAAGTCAGCTGAGAATATTGATACTATCAAACCAGCTGTGACTGCCTCTATGTTTGGTGGGCCTAACCCCTATCTAGACGTACCAGAGACAGAAGTTGAGACTGAACCAAGTGAAGAACCAGTTGCATCTGATGAAGCACCTGGCACACCTGCATCCGTTGAGGATTCAGAAGTCGAAACCCCTACTGCTGAAGTAGAAACACCTGATAATGAGACCGAAGAAGAAAAACCTGAGGCTTAAAAATGAAACTCATTAGAGAAGAGATCGAAACCTGTAAAGTTCTTGTCGAAGAAAAGGAAGGCAAGAAGTCAATGTTTATTGAGGGTACTTTTTTACAAGGTAACCTTAAGAATAGGAATGGTCGATTCTACCCTACAGAAGTTCTTGAAAAAGAAGTTAATAGGTACTGTGAGTCATTCGTGGCTAAAGGCCGTGCTCTTGGAGAGCTAGGTCATCCAGAAGGTCCAACTGTAAATTTGGACAGAGTATCTCACAAGATTGTAGACCTTCATAGGGAAGGGAATAATTTTGTAGGTAAAGCAAAGCTTTTAGAAACCCCTATGGGTGTTATCGCCAAGAATCTTTTAGATGAAGGCGTACAACTTGGAGTTTCTTCTAGAGGCATGGGTAGTCTTAGAGACACTAACGAAGGTTACAAAGTCGTTGGTGAAGACTTCATGCTCGCAACTGCAGCTGATATAGTTGCAGATCCTTCCGCCCCTGACGCTTTCGTCAATGGCATTATGGAAGGAGTTGATTGGGTCTGGGAATCTGGACTACTTAAAGCTCGTGAAGCAAATCTTGTTGTTGAGGAAACTCCTGCCACAATTGCAGTCAAAGAGCCAGAAGAAGTAGTTGAAGAAGCCATTGAGAAAACTCAAGAAACTATAAATAAATTTGTTAGTCAAGGTCAGCTTGATGAGAAGAAGTTGGAAATCTTCCAAAACTTCCTATCAAATCTTTGATTTAATAAATAAACATAGATTAACGATATCTAATCACGTTTTAAAGCGGAGAGTTCAAAATGTCTCGTGGAGATTTACAAGAAATGGAAGTAGGCACAAAGCAATCCAACACTGCTGTTAACGCTGGAGCTGGTAAAGGGGATCCAATGCCCTCTACACCGAGCGACTATGTTAAAAGTTCTCAGGCAGTAGAAGATCTGGGAGGTCCTACACCCCAGAACTCAAAGCCGGATGACGAGTCCAATGCGCTTAAGACTCCTACAAAGACTATTAAGCAAGTTGCAGACGTAGTTACTAACCGTCCTGGCAAAGGTGGAGGAAACCCTGGCATGCCTACTTTAAACAAAGGTAAGGTTTCTTACGAAGAAACTGAAGCATCAACAGACGAGAAGGTGGAAGCCATCGTCGAAGATGAGACAGTTACTAAGGAAGACGAAACCAAGGTTGACCTTAACTCAGCTATCGAAGAGGACGTTAACGCTCTCCTCGCTGGTGAAGACCTATCTGAGGAATTCAGAGAAAAGGCAAAGGTAATCTTCGAGGCATCTATCAATGCTAAGATTACAGATATCGAAAATCAACTGAACGAAGAATACGCTACCAAACTCAACGAAGAAGTTGAGACTATCAAAGTATCTCTTACAGAGAGAACTGATGCGTATCTCGAATATGTCGCAGAAGAGTGGCTAGAGGAGAATCAGCTAGCAGTCGAAAGAGGCATCAAAGCCGAAATGACTGAATCATTCTTAGACGGCATGAAAAAGCTTTTTGAAGATCATTATGTATCATTACCTGAAGATAAATATGATGTTCTAGAGAATATGGTAGACAAACTTGATGAAATGGAGACCAAGCTTAACGAGCAGATAGAAAGAAACGTTGCACTTAACACCAAACTTGGTGAGTCAACAGCTCAGACTGTCTTCAACAACGTTGCAGAAGGACTTGCAGTATCCCAAAAGGAAAAACTACAAAGTCTTGCAGAGGGTGTTGAGTTTGAAAGTGAAGAAGCCTATCGTGGAAAACTAGAAACTCTTAAGGAGTCATACTTCAAAGGAGGAACAAAGACTAGTTCTCCTACGAGCGCACCTCAAGAACTAACAGAAGAAGCAGAGCATGTTGAGCCAGCTACTGGATCAATGGCTACTTATCTGGAAGCACTTGGTCGTGTGAATAGGAAGTGATAAATTTTTAGTTAAACAACCTTACAAAACGATGCAACAAAACATCAACTATCAGGCGCTTACTGAAAAGTGGGCCCCGCTCCTCGATTACGAAGGAGTAGACAAGATTCAAGATCAGCATAGACGTAATGTTACTGCTGTACTTCTTGAGAACCAAGAGCAAATGCTCCGTGAAGAGAACTCTTTCCAGAGTTTAACAGAAGCTTCACCAACTAACTCTGCTGGAACAGGTGGATTTAGTGGTTCTTCAACAGCCGCAGGCCCAGTTGCAGGTTTCGACCCTGTATTGATCAGCCTTATCCGTCGTGCAATGCCTAACTTGGTCGCTTATGACCTTGCTGGTGTTCAGCCAATGAGCGGACCTACAGGTTTGATCTTCGCAATGCGTTCTCGCTACACGAATCAGAGTGGAACAGAAGCTCTATTCGACGAGCCAGATTCAGCATTCTCTGGACAGAACAGCGCTGAGACCCTCACAGGAGGATTCTCTGATACAGCTGCAGGTTTCGGTACAACTTCACAGTCTGGTACTAACCCTGGCGTTCTTAACCCAGTTGCCTCTGCTACCACATCTGCATATGATGTAGGTCAAGGTATGAGGACAGGAGACTCCGAAGCTTTAGGCGACGGTGCTTCCAACCATTTCCAAGAAATGGCATTCAGCATTGAGAAAGTAACGGTGACTGCGAAGTCTCGTGCTTTGAAAGCTGAGTACAGTTTAGAATTAGCTCAAGACCTTAAAGCTATCCACGGATTAAACGCCGAGTCTGAACTCGCAAATATCCTCTCAACAGAGATACTTGCAGAGATCAACCGTGAAGTTATCCGTACTATCTACAAGTCTGCTGAGCAAGGTGCAACAATCAACACCTCTACTGCTGGAACTTTCGATTTAGATACAGACAGTAATGGTCGTTGGTCAGTTGAGAAATTCAAGGGACTTCTCTTCCAGATAGAAAGAGATGCCAACCAGATCGCACAAAGAACTCGTCGTGGAAAGGGCAACGTTGTCCTATGTTCCGCAGACGTTGCTTCTGCACTAACAATGGCTGGAATCCTTGACTATACTCCTGCATTGAACGCTAACCTTAACGTTGATGACACTGGCAATACATTTGCTGGAACATTGGCTGGTAAGTACAAAGTTTACATCGATCCATTCGCTGCAAACAATGACGCTAATCAGTACTACGTTGTTGGTTACAAAGGATCTAATCCTTACGATGCTGGTCTGTTCTACTGCCCATACGTTCCTCTACAGATGGTTCGTGCAGTTGGTCAGGACACCTTCCAACCAAAAATTGGCTTTAAGACTCGTTACGGAATCGTTGCTAACCCATTTGCGGAAGGTAATGTTTCTAACCAAGGTCTTGGACGCCTTCTTGCTAACTCAAACCGCTACTATCGTAGAGTTAAAGTTACAAACCTCATGTAATTCATATTGCATACCGAATGAAGGGGGTCTACGGACTCCCTTTTTTATTGGAGAAGAAATGGAATTAAAAAAACCACTGATGCATGTTAGGTTGCATCAACTCGGATTCTTCTGGTGGGATCCCAGAATAGATCCAAGAGAACCAGAATATTGGGGCCCCGACGGGGGTTCTTTTTTTATGCCTATATAATATGACTCATGTTATGATTATGAATAAGTGGTTTACCATAAGTTTAGGGACGGTATTGGGTCTTAGTCATATTGGTATGATTGGGATGATCTCTAGACAAAGTAAGTTTCCTGTAGTAAATGTACCTGTCGGTGAGTACACTTCCTATGAAGTAAAGGCAGGACAGGATGGATATTGGATTAACTATCGTTCCCATGATCCTAAGATGTCGCATGTGGAACGGGATATAAAGAAGAAAGCGGGGTTTCTGGGAATGGGTAACAACACCATTACAGAAAGGAAATCATATCCAGCAACGAGTATTGGGACTGGCGGTGTTTCATCTACCACAGAAACAGGTAAGTCAGAAGCCTGTATTGAAGCAATCGGATCAGGAAAAGGAACGGGTAGAATGGTCGGTGCTAGTGTTGGTGCTGCTGTGGCCCCTAGTCTCACTGGGATTCCTTTCGTTGGTTGGGTTCTTGCTGGAGCTGCTACAATGATGGGAATGGATGCTGGATCTGATGTTGGTGGAACAATGGTTGAAAGTATCAGTCCTGACTGCGAAGAACCAACTAAATAAAAGGAAAAGCCCATGGCAACGAAGACTTCTGCTTGGTCTAGACAACTTAAGAATAGGAACTTCTTATCCCCTGCAGGATTTAAGTTTACTTTGGCTAAGGCACCAAAGGTAGATTTCTTTTCTCAATCAGTTAGTATTCCTAATATCAATCTAGGAGTGTCTATTCAGACAACTTACTTGAAAGATATTCCTATAGCTGGAGATAAACTTGATTATGGCGATTTAGACATAGAGTTTTTTATTGATGAAAATTTAGAGAACTATCTGCAGGTAGAAAGATGGATGAGATCTCTTGGATTTCCCGAATCTTTGGCAGAATCTATACCCATAAATCAACAAAATAATGATGATCTCATCATGGGTGATACGTCAGATGGTACACTTATAGTGTATAATAGTAGTTTCAATCCAGTTGCCAAGGTAAGTTTTAAGGATCTATTTCCTAATTCTCTTACCCCAGTTCCATTTACCGCTGACGCAACTGATATAAATTATATTATGGCGACAGCCTCTTTTAAATATACTATTTTTAATGTGGAGAGTTTGATAGGAGATGAATCTTGAATTTATACAAGACCTTTGGGATAAAGACTCTGTAATTGATAATGAACTTCTTCATTCAGAATCAACAAGAGTACCAGCATTACACGCAAAATATTATAAGATATACAATAATATCTTAACCCTTCAGAGAGCTCAGGAAACTAGATATAAAGTTTTAAAGAAGGAGAAGTGGCAATATTACTCAGGTAAAGCATCACCCGAAGTATATGCAGAGAAACCTTTCGACCATAAAGTTCTAAAGGCAGACTTGGGAATATACTTTGATGGAGATGAAGATCTAATTAAATGTATTGCTAAGATAGATTACTATCAGATAATGTTAGATTATCTTGAGAGTATCTTAAAGGTTATATTAAATCGAACGTACCAAATAAAGAATGCCATCGAATGGCAGAGATTTACGAGGGGTTATGACTGATCTTACTATTGCTAAAAAGAATGAGGTCTATCTTACTGTAGATGCACCACCTCATGTCCAACAGGAACTATCTGATTTTTTTACATTCGATGTTCCAGGCGCCAAGTTTATGCCTCAGTATAGGAATAGACATTGGGATGGTAAAATTCGTTTATTTTCAACTGCCACTGG